TATTCTTCCGGGCTTACTTCTATTAATCCCTAAATAAATAGGATTAATATTATCAGCTGTCATGCTAGATCTCCAGAATGCAGGCAAGTTTGGACCAAGTTTAACACCACCCCAAACTTCATTGATCCAAAACCAATCTATATGCTCCCCTTCAAGTAGGTTCTCCTTAGTCTTATTCTTAAACAGAGTTGTATCATACACACCCTTCTCTGTGATCTTGAAGGTCTCATCAACAATCTCTTGGGTGATCTGCCCGTCTGACTCAATCTTAGTAAGATGCCCCACCTTTCTTTGGGTCTTCCAATAACATGTAGTCACACGCATAAGCTCACCTTCACCCCAAGCATTTACATCATCACCTTCGTTCAAAATGGCTGTAACAACATCTCCGCCTGAGGCCGGATCATTATACCAGTTACTTACAAACTGACGATATGCAAGACCTGGCATATTAGTATTCCAAGCATGCGATTTAGATGGATCATAATAAGAACCGTCGTTCTGATAACCATTGACTTGATACAACTCTGATTTAGCTGGATAGATCCTCTGTAAGGACTCCAATTGATCTTTGGTCATCAGATATCCATACCTGTCAATAACGTCAGCAGGCGTCATTAAATCAATCTTACCAACAAAGTTTGAGTCAGAAATATATCTAACATCTGGAGACTTCTGATAGAAGGTCAGAACAGGATTCCATAACTCTACATCATAGTCATCCTCTAACATTCTAAAATGCCAGAACTCTCTATCGGTAATAAGCATATCTCTAAATGCTCTCTCCTCTAGCTCTTGCATTTTAAATCTCTCCTCATCTACGTTAGTCTGATGAGAAGCCCACTCTTCAACTAAAGATCTATAATCCTTAGAAAAGAAATCTTCAATCTCTGGTAATGACTTAATATTTTCAGGAGACATCATTTGCTGTGCCTCTTCAGACTGTGGATTTAAACCCATCTCTAGCATTCTCCCAAGAAGCTTTGCCTCTGCATCTGCAAGCAAGTTCTCTTCTACTTGAGCTCTCTTTGCTTCCAGCATTTCATTATAAGACAAATCATCTACGGCCCTAAATTGGACCTTAGAGTATCTTTTAGAAAACTCACCAGATAGTACATTGATTACGTTTGGAATGATTGGATAGAACTTAAGCTCCAATGCTGATTCATCCTCCTTGGTAAGGACATCCATTAAATCCTTATGCTCATTGTCTTCTTCTACAATGTAGTCGGTCTTATCAATAATACCCTTAGCAAGTTTGTAATTCTTAAGTAACCGGCGAGCGTTTAATCTTAAAAATTCAAGACCTTGGAGTTCCAGCCAGTCCATATTCCAAGCTCTCCAATCATCATCTTTCTTTTTAGATGGCAAGAACTGAACCGGTTGAGTAAGACTAGAGGAGGTTGAGTAAGACTCACCTTTTGCTCCACTCTTAAGCTGCATTGCATTTAATACTCTCATATGGCTATTAGCTCAAATTTTTAAAACCGGATCTCTTTCTGGTTGACCCCATCATGCCTTTCTTACGCCCAATATTACTAAAAGGGCTATACCTTAATTTAAACAAATTCTGTGAATTATCCAAAGATGAGTTACCGTCTGACTCCCTTCTTTTATTATATCCTCTGTTAGATTGTTGCACTTTTGCAAACGCTATTAAAGCACCAAAAGAAACCAATCTATCTACGTTAAGACCAGGGTAATAGGCAAGCATTTCTTTGATCAACATTGGGTCAGGTATTCTCTCAACACCTAACGTCTGAGATATCATCTCCCCATTCTCATCAAGCTCCTCATCAATCTGTTCTCTGAGGTACTCAATTGCATAAGATATCAGATGGTTCTTAAATAATGTGCCAGTATTCTTCCAGCCGTATTCTTGGTAAACAGTTCTATTAGAACCGAGATCTTTAAGAAACAAAATCTGTTGTTTAGGAACTAAGTATTTCTGTTTCTTTTTGGCTATCATATGCTGGATAAATAGAGATATATTATTTTCCACCACAGTCCAGGCATTATACCACTCAATTATTTTCTCTAACTGCTCGTGTGTTTTATTAATATCATCATATCTACCACACCAAGCTGCAACAATCTTATCTCTTTCAATAAAGTGTTCTAGTCCATCTGCTGTTTCACGGGTAACCTCTACAGGATTCTTGTATACAAATATGCTACACAATGAATCTGATGTAGTTGTTTTACCTTCTGACACAGGGTCAATAGATGCATAGTATGCACCGAACTCTGGATTCTTAACAGGTCTTTCCCAGACAACTAAGACTCCTGACTTATCCGCCTGCTTCTTATCTACAGGAAACTGAGTAATAGGTAGCTTAGAAGATCTTTTTGCAGCTATACCTTTCTCATCTCTCTCCAATTCAATGTGCTCAAAAGAATATTCTTTCTCTTCTATTCTTTTAAGCTGTTTAGATAATATACCCTGAGGAAAGATAGACTCCTTCCTATAGGCAAATCCCTCTGCAATGTTAGTAGGCTTCTGAGAAATACGTAACTGATATTGCTCTGGATTTAGTTCTGCCTTCCACTTTTCCCTTTCACGATGTATGGCTTCTAAAGCTTCTTCTATCTTAGAGTTACCATATTCATCAATATATGGTGGCATAGACCATTGCTCTGGAATAAATAAACCAGACAAACCAATAGTTCCATCTTTATCTAAAAGGTTACTCTCAACTGCATAGATGTCATTAATTGTAGGATTCATGATCATCTCTTTTAAAGGCTCACACTGATCCAAGTCACCCACAGATCCTGCAGCTATAAACATACCTGTAGTCAGCATACCTGAAGACATCGCAGGTCTTAGATATTCATAGGTATCCATCATCTTGGGTGCAATACCAGCTTCTTCATGGAAAAAGTAAGTAGTAGGTCCACCTACACCTGTTGTTGCATTCTTTTCAAAAGATGCACCCTGGATCTTAGACTTTAAACCTTTTGTAGTCTTTCTATTACCTACTCTAACCTCAATCTGCTGCTGCCATAGTAACACCTTCTCAGGGTTGCTAGGTCTATACCAAGCGGTATGCTCGTTTAGAAAGTCTTTGTATTCATCTAAAAACTTCCATGAACCCTTGTCATTAATGTAATCCTTTAGACTAGCACCAATTTTACAAACCGTTCCTTCTTCAAACCAGTAGGTATTAATAATCTTACCCATATGAAAGTAAGAAGATGCAATCTGACGTTTCTTAAATATCGCTGAGTGCTTATTATTTAGTTCTGCCAAGAGTTCATACAAAGCCATATGATACTGAGCATCCCGCACTTTAGCAAATCCATACTTCTTTTCCTCTTTATCAAAGATTGGTAAGAAGTTAAGCCACATGTAATAGTCCCTAGTAAGATACCAAGTCTTGGTACCTGACTTATATATCACACCAGAACGACACTTATTCTTTTGGTCATTCCAGTAGTGTATAAAATCTTTAGACCTTAAAGGTTTGTCGCAGTAGAATCCTTTTTCATTAAAGATCCTGGCCTGCTCATTAAATAAAAAAGATGTTTCATCAAACTCATACAACCCAGGCTCTTTGAATATCCCTTTTATAAAATCAGCAAAGTCCTCATCAGTTACAAACGAGGACTCTGACCATACACCATTTTCATATGTAGGGACTAATCTGCTCATTCAAATGGAGGACCTTCAATTTCTTCTTGAAAATCAAAGTAATTGTCAATTGTTATCAGCCTTTCATTTGCTGAAATAAAAAGGTCTAGAGCTTTCTCTGCATCTTCAAAAAAATCATCTGCTGTATGATCTCCAATTCCAACAGCTTTATTCTCTAAGAGATCTAAAGCCATTAAAGCTTTTTCTTTATCTGCAAGAGCCTTAGCATATAAGGCATTCATTACACGTGATTTACCATTCATGATTTAAAGTTTAAAATTACATTTGGTCATACGCTAGTCCCTGACCTCCTCTTACAGAAGTCTGTTGTTCATCCTGTAAATCTTTATACGCACCCTTAAATGATTGACGAATAGAATCAAAATCCTTAGCAACCGCCCGGATTTGTCCAATATTACCGTCTCTCCCGTCCGTTATTGGAGTATTGGCCATGTATGTAGCCATGTTGTCTAAAGCCTTCTTGATACCCAGGTATGCTCTGTGTGTAGGGGTTTGATACATTTCCTCACAGCGCTTTAAAGCTGCTCTAATCTTCTCGTCTTCTACGGATTCTTCTAGCCCCACCTCTTCAATTATGATTTCTTCTTTATCCTCCTCCGGTAAATGGAAGAATGGATTATAATCTGGGTTTGGGCAGGTCATGTAAAACAAATACTTGTATATCTGCATGTATGATTCTGGATAAGCGGACATAAGCACCTTTAGAAACTCCAAAGCATAACAATGCTCCGATGGAATTATCTCATTATTCTGTATGTCAAAGAGTTTAATGATCATTTTTCTGCTCCCACCATTTAATTAAGGACTTAACTTCGCTCTTTAAGTAAGGTACATCGTACATAATCACTTCTTCTAACACAGGCTCCCCATTAATATGCTCATTGATAGGATATCCATTCTTATCTGTACCTAACTGCTTAAACTTTACATGTTGTAAGGTTAACTTCCCAGGTTTAAGTTTAGGATTATGCTTCAATATAATATACATATAAATGGACATCTGTAAAGAATAGTGATTGAAATTACAATCATCCAAATGATTTACAGGATTGTACATTTTTGCAGAGATTCCTTCCCAATTTTTAAATCCTTCTTTCTTGATCTCCTTATTAGTCTT